TTCTCTAGCGCTTGTGCTAGTGCACCGATAGTGAATACCTCTGTATCTTTACCGCCTAGTGTCTTAACGATTGGGCTTGAATCCCAACCATTACTCTCACCGCTATTGCGACGAGAAACTTTTGGGTCTGGTTCTTTGCGTTTTCTTTTGGAGCCAGGAAGATATTCAAGGTCGGCAAATGCCCTCTCTATCTCATCATCGCTACGCAATCCAGCCATGTTCTTACTTCTTATTCATCACAAGTGCCCACACAATATTCTGTGGGTACATTTCATCTACTTCTTCCTCTGTCAGTTCATCACTGTATAGGGCAGCCATTAATGCATCTTCATCAACAACGCGGATTGTCTTGTATAGTTTTTCTTCAAGACCTTTGGCTTCAATAAGTTCTTCAGCCTTTACTTCATCAATCTTACGAGATACACGGCGTTGTTTCATTACAGAAACAAAACCCTCAATTTCTTTGGGCAATTCTAGAACAATGTTTCCCTTGCTATCAGGTTCTCCCTCTTCATCAAGGTGAGAAAACAACTTCTCTTTCAAATCTTTCTGTTGTTTTTCCCAATGCTCCAATTGCTTTTTAACAAATGCGTATTCTTTTGCTTGAACCTCAAGTGAGTTCACATCAACAGAACGTAGTGTTTCGGCTTTTACTCTTGCCATAATTTCCCCCTATGGTCTTGCTTCTTGTAGGAACGCTATCAAACTACCTAGTGTAATGTCAATTCCGCCTTTAGAATTGATGCCTTGACCGTCCATGACAGCATCGGCCACGGCGTTCTTTTGCTGGAGCATCTCGTGCTGGCGTTCTTCTATGGAGTTCCCAACAATTAAGTCCTGAATAGTAATTGTAGGCCATCGGCTAGATGCCCTCTTGATACGCCCGTTGCGCTGTACTGCCAACCCAGCACTCCAAGGCAAATCATAATTCAATAGTAAATTCGCTATAGGTAAATCTACCCCGTAGCCACCAGCATCTGATGAGATGAACACACGGCACTCAGGGTCTGTTAAAAACTTTTCTTTACTTGCTTCTTTTTCTTTAGCATTCATATTACCTGTGTAAAGGGTTCCACCTACAACCTCTTGAATTCTTTTTAACATTCCGACATAAGAAGTAAACACCACCACCTTTGCTTCTGGGTCTGTATCTAGGTGGTCTAATACGTAAGCCTTAAGTTTATCTAACTTAGCGTGCTTGAACGTTTCTGAAAGTAGTTTACGTTCTTTTAACCCTGAGATGTAAGCACTTCCTTCACCTTCTTGCTTTTCAAATTTAGTGGCACTATCTAGCAGTAGTCCTGGGTGGTCACACAGCATTCTTAGCGCAGTAATTTTACTCATGATAGAGCCGCGCATCGCATCGGCTGCACTACCCATTGCATTCTCATGGCCATAGTGAGACATCAACGAAAAACTAGTTCCTAGTAACTGTTGTGCCTCATATAGTTCTTGACTAAGTTCGTCAGCAATGGTGTTGTATAACTCTGCTGTTTTCTTATCCATATCAACGATGAGTGGGTCACGATGAATGGTGTCAGGTAGGTATGGAGCCACGTCTGGGTCTGTCTGTATTTTACGAACGGAAGAAGTCTTCATCTTCTCATGAAAGATTTGTAGGTTACGATAACGTTGCACGCCGCCAAAGTGATTGCGAACAATAAACGTCTGGTCAAACAAATCAAAGCGACCCAACAAGGTTGAGTCTACAAACTGCATGATGCTGTAAACCTCTTCTGGACGACCATTCTCAATCGGTGTACCCGTAAGGGCAAAGCGAATTGGAACACTAGCAGCAAGTTTCTTAACCGCCTTTGACCTCTTAGACCTAAAGCCTTTGATGGCTGTGGCCTCATCACAAACTACGGCTCCCCATTCATAGTCTTTAATAATGTCCCAATCAGCAACAATAGTTTCATAGTTACATATTATGTAGCCAGTGTGTTGTTCCCAACCCATATCTCGTTCCCAACGGATGTGTCGAGTCGATGCAGAACCATCGATTACTGACGCATAATCATCTGAAAACTTATTTATTTCTTTTTGCCATTGATATTTTAAACTTGACAGAGCAATAACTAATGTTGGTTTAGTAAGGGTTCCTTCTTCTTTAAGTTTTTCAATTGCGGCAATAGTCATACAGGTCTTACCCAGACCCATCTCATAGGCCACAAGCATCTTCTTACGTGCAACCATCTTGGCTACTGCCTCAACTTGATAAGGTTTGAGTATTCCTGTAAACATTAATTATCCACGGGAGTTGGGGCAGTTGCAAGACTTCCGCACATGAAGCACTCCATGTCTAGCATGTACAAGGATATCTCTCCCTCTTCAAACATCGCCTTGACGTTCCACAATGTGGAACCACAAACACATACTGATATTGGGTTATCTTTGTCGCGTAGGTCCATTAGATGTATGCCTCTTTGCCATAAATCATATCCTTGGCATTGGCTACACCACGATAGATTTCCTCTGGTGTCATGTCTCCCACATCTTTGACATCAACTCCTTTGTAACTAAAGAACTTTAAATTCATCCCATACTTACGAGCAAAGCCCTGCATCTGCTCACATGCCTTCTTACCTGCTGCATCGTTGTCGAAGGCTGCAATTACTATCTCTGACCTTCTTATTATCTTTGCTTGCTCTTCACTAAGGATTGCTCCATATGTAGATATGGCTCCTTCGATTCCTGCTGAAAATAAACGAACAACATCTAGGGGCGATTCCACAACTATGGTTGCCTTACCTTGATGCTGTGCACCAAAGACGGTCCTAGACTTTCTTACACCTGCAGGTTGGTTCTTAAAGAAACGTCCATTGGCGCCCTTCTCTTGCCATCCCCATAATTCATTTGTATCTGGGTCACGGATAGGAAGTATCCATGCGCTGTTCTTTTCATCCCACAACACGCCGTAGTGAGTTACGGCTACTGCCGTCAAAAATCTTTTCTTTAATTCTTTTTCTGGAGGCGTTGTGTACACAGCCAGACGAGCCTCGCTCATCCCAATTGGGTCTTCTGCTGGTACATAATGAGGAAGTTCTTTGATGCGTTTCATTAATGAGTTAAGTGGAACTTCTGCTTGTTCGTTTACAAAATCACGTGCATCGAAGTAATCGATTCCTTTTAAGTCACCAACTAATGTGAACACGTTTCCTTTATAGCCACAAGAAAAACAAATGTGTGCACCAGTAATGGAGTTAATCCACCAAGAAGGATGCTGGTCTTCTTTACCTGTGCGCTTCTTGTGCATAGGACAAAAACCTTGAACCTCATCGCCACGCTGTGCAGTAAGTGGGATGTCTAAGTTAAGAAGTACTTTCTCTACATCAATCATCGAACCATCCAACTAGAGCAGTACACACACTTAGTCATATCTGACTCATCGTGGAAGCAACCAGTATCCCAACGCCAAGTAATGGCGGTCTCACTTGGTGGACAGTTACGTGACTGAACAATTTTTAATAGACGAATCTCTTCGTCCTCTTCTACTGGTTCAAGGCCAAGGATTACGTCTGAGTCTTGAAAAAACGAGGACGAGTAACCGATTGAGTCGGCAGTAACTTTTCCAGCACGCATTTTCCAAAGCAAAGTTTGTGTTGTAATAACAATTGGCTTATCAATACGCTGTGCTAGTCGCTTGAGTGCACGAGTCACGTTGGTAATGGCTTGTGGAGTATTCATCTCTCCAGTTACTTCATCAAGCATCAAGTACACACCGTCTACAAAGACAATGTCTGGCTTAGTCTGTTCAATTTTTGCAGACAATGCCGAGACAGTAATTCCGTTTACCGCATCCACCAAGTGGAATGAGTGCTCTGTCTCCATCTTATTGAGTTCGTCAATGTACCGAGCCTCTTCTGCTGGTAATAGTTTTCCACGACGTAGTCGACCATGTGATACGTGGGAACGCATTGCATCGTGACGTTGCTGTTGCTCGTGGTTGTTCATCTCAAATGACTGGAACATTGGTACCTTGCCAAGTTGGTGAGTGTTAATTGCCATCTGCAATGCAATCTGTGACTTACCTGTCTTTGGTGGTGCAATAATTGTGATGAGTTGTCCGCCCTGTAGACCAGCAGTTGCCTCATCAATCTTTTCAAATCCTGTTGGTATACCTAAGAAAGTTTGATTCTGTAGCGCTTGATAATCTTTGTAGCGTTGCTCTGTATTCTTGGTGAGGTCAACCTCATGAGTACCAAGAACTCCTTGGCCATTAACTTTTGTAATGGTTGCTTCCATAGCAAGGAGAGCGGCATCGTGGTTATTTTCTTGTAACTGCTCAATGGCGTTCTCTAATCCTTGACGAGTAAGAAGTCGACGACGAAAGTCAACCATCGTGTCAAGAAGGTAATCAATATTGTCTTGTACATCTAGTACTTTGAAGTTTGGATAGTGGTCTTTAACTGTTGTGGCTGTAGGCACTTCGCTGTACTCGCTGTAGTGTTTACGTACAAATGTCCATACTCGTTTGTTGTCATCATCTAAGAACCACGCTTCAGTAATGCCGCGTTCAAGAGCAGGTATAAGGTCACGGTCTCTGATTATTTTACTAACCAGTCTGTGTTCGTTATCCGCTGCCACAATGCTCCCTCTTACAAGTTGTTTAGTTCTACTCCTGCTGACCCGTATCGTGCCACCCTACCAGGAACATCTACTACCCCACGAAGGTTAGCACGGTAGGGAAGTGTACCTACTAACTCTTCAACGTCCTCATAGAGTTGCCAGTAGTTAAATGGGTTGACTACTCGTCGTTCTAGTTTTTCAAATGCTTTATCTAAAAGTTCTTCTGACCAACCCTCTGATGCAAACCCTGCAAGTTCTAAAGATATTCCGTAGTTGTTTGAGAGCAACCACAATTTGTTTGTATTTTGTAACTCTATGTTTCCTACTTTGAAAGATGTCTTTCTAGATAAGAAACCTTTAGCCCCCTCTTCAGTTAACTCTACTACAACATCTGTTAAACAAATTACCTGGGGAGAGGAGACGTTGGATATGTCTCCATTTTTCATAGTACTTCTATCTTAGCGTACCTTAAAACAAACTCTCTAAACGTTTCAGAAGTATCGTTAGCCTCTAATGCCAAATCTTCTGAGACATCTGTTGGAATTTGCACAGAGTAATGACCGTTGTTAAAGCGCATTTTCTGCTCAACAAAAGAAACATGTTTACATGAGGCAGTCTTGCGCCACACGGGGCAAGTGCATCGGATTTTACTTGATACGGTGTCTACCTCTACTTCAAAAATTCCAGCAGCCTGGGAGGATATGAAGACTTGGATAGTTCTCCAAGTAGATTCCATACTCATACCTCTCATTGCGCTGCTCGCAGGTCAGAACCAATGATAGGTACTCGAACGAATGCTTCGTGGGCGAAACTAGCCATGGCTTCTTTGTACTCCGCTTCCCAGTTTTCTAGAGTAACATTAGTAGTTACGATTGTTGGCAGTGCCTTGTCATACCGCAGTCTAAGAATCTCATCAAAAGAACTGTCGTCGTATTTACTTCCATACTCTTTACCCAAATCATCGATAACAAGTATGCGAACATTAAGCCAGTCAAACTTCGAACGCCCGTGAAAGCCATCGAGTTCATAAACCATATTGCGCTTATCGTCGTGGTCAGCATCGAAGGTTGACTTTTTTCTAGACAAAAATTCTGGATACGTCATGTAGTAAATCGGTCTGCATTTAAGACCAAAGTCCTGATGATTCATTCCCAGAACCTTGGCCGCCTCTAAATCATCATCTGGCAAGTGACGAACAAACTCCATGGCTGCAACTACTGCGTGGGTAGTCTTACCGATTCCTGGACCACCATCAAACAAAAGACCAACACCATTGACACCGATGTTACCAATCTGCTTGATGACATGTCCGTGGGTGACATCATCAATCCACGTCGCTACCTCACTAGGAAAATCACCAGCACGGTCGATGATGTCCTGTGGCTCAAGGCCAAGAAAACGACGTGGGATATTGGAAGTTCTTAATAGCCAATGTCGCTTGAGTGAGGAGAGTGTGTTGATGTCGTACATCTATGCGTTGTACTTTAACTCACCTGTAAATGAAACTGGCTTTCCCTTTTCGTCCAATGCATCTCCTGCAACCATCTTGATGCTCTTGCGTGGTGTTACTTCTTGAACTACAGACTTTAACCAACGCTTTGCAGCAGATGCATTCTTCCATGCGGTGTAGAGACCTTTGAAGTCTTCTTCTGTACCGTAATGGTACTCAGCAATCCATGCTCCACCTTTTTCAGTGTTTAACCAAAGGTTTGCTGTGAATGTGTGTTGAACTTTTTTAGCCATTGTTGCCTTCTTCCTCAAGTAAGTATTCGATTGTTCTTTTTAAGTATAGATTTTCACGCATAAATAAAAACATTACCGTAATAGAACCACCTAGTGCAATGATGATACCTATAATTGTTCCTGTATCAAGAATCATTTACTTGCTCCTAATCTTTTTTCATATCGTTCTAGTTGTGTTCTGCCAGATAGTGAGTTCTGAAATACACGACCGTCACTAGCAGTGAGTGTACCCATCTTAACCACAGTTTCTGTTGGGGCGTTAATCTTTCCAAGCCCCAGGTTCTCTCGTGCCTGATTCATCTTCTTGCCAAAGGATGCAAGATAAATCTTGTAGAGAAACGGCGCTTCATCACCAATGTTTTTGAAGTTTCTTTCGTCCGCCACAAACAAACGTAGTAACTCAAGTTCAATTAGGGGAGTGGTGGCGTATTGCTTTCTAAACTTTGCAAGGGCTCCTGAGAGTTGCTTGACGTTAACGGTTCCTGGTAAGAGCGGGTATTTGCGACCAACTCTAAATGAGAACTCAGCAGCGACGTCCATGGGAGTCCATTCATGCTCAGGTCGCTTGCCTCTGGTCTTTGGGTCGGACTTGCGGATTTTAGGCTGCGGCGAATCAGGCTCCTCCACGAGGCCGAAACCTGCAAGACTGTCTGAATCATCTTCCCATTTTCTCATAAGTACACGCACTTCTTTCATTGGAATCCCTTTGGATTCAATATCTTTTAATTTATAACTATCTTGGCTATTAGGTACTAATGGCTTATTGGCTATTAGTCCATGTGGCTTATAGCCATGTGAGGTGCGGTAATTTCCAGTGCGGTAATTTTCATCCACATTTTCCTCAGTGCGGTAATTTTTGTCCACTTCGTACCAGTCCATACCCTTAAACCCATTGGCTCTTTTGCTGGGGGTGCGCTTGATTAACCCACCCTCCTCTAAGGCTTTAAGGGCTGTTCTAACTGTTTTGTCCGAAGACTTGCCAGTCTGTATACCCAACTCGGCTACGGAGGTCTTAAAGCGCCCTTCAGCGCCTTGTAGATGGCATATGGTAGCAAAGAGACGGAACTGATAATTGGTGATGTTGGCGCTGTAGGCCTTGTCTGGGATTTCCACGGGGGCAGACTACTCCTTATCGAAAGGATTAAAGTCTGTAGTTCCCATTTGCTCCATGATTATTGCGTCAACCGTCTTGGTGATTGTCTCTATAACTCCAGCGGCTATGTAGGCAGAGAACACCTCGACAAAGGCAGTCAAGGCCTCCTGCATCTCGGAGTACAGGTCGTCTGAATCGCTGGTCATGTCGATAGGGTCAAGTCCATCTGTGATGTCCCACGTCTCAACTCCAAAGTCTTCGACGGCATGAAGTGCCATGTGAGACTCAACAGTCTCATCCCAGGCAATCGCAATGACGTCTTCTGTGGTTACTTGACGAAGAATCTCTTTGATGGGGTTATCACATACCGTGAGGTCCTCTGCCTTGACCATGAAAGAATCCATGAACTCATCGGCCTGTGAGAAATAGAGTTGAAATGGACAACCATTGGCCATAGCCGTGAGGATGGCGCTCTTAACGAACGTCTGATTTTCGGTCACAGGGATAAGCAGGGGGGTGTTGGGATGCTCCTGTAGTAGTTCTGATAATCCTTTTGAGATATCTATGTTGTTATAACTAATAACGATAATCCGTTTCATACTGTGCCCCTATAGTCTTGGTAGTCGGTTTGCTACAACTGTTGGTTTGTTTAACCACTTACTTACTGCTACCGCTATAAAAGTAGTAGCAGGTACTGATATTATGAAGTGCTTGTCTAGTGAGTACTGAGAAAATAAAGCGCCAAAACTTAATGGCAAAGTTAAAAATTTATTCAGTAAAGGTATACCAAAAAAATCATTAGTAACGAGTTCAAGAAACTCGATAACATAGGTAATTGCTATTCCAGATATGAAGATGGTTATGAGTAGGTCAGTCATGACCCAGATACTACACCGTTAGGTTGGTGTACTCAATTGCTGCAGCCGTACGGACACGCCAGAAGGCGTTGGGTGGAACCCACTCATCTACCGTATATCCAATACGTGGGAATTTGAATGGCTTGCTGTAGTAGAGGTGGGAGTAGGAGTTATCTGCCACTCCTGACCAGATGGCTCCAAACTGAGAAGGTACGGAGCCGTCAAAGTACTCGGAAGGAGTTACTCCATGCTCGGCCTGAACAGAGTCTAAGTAGAATACTCCTGAACCCCCAGAAAATTTAATCTCATAAGTAGAAAGACCCGTAACAAATGCATCAACTAGGACTGTTCCTGAAACTCTAGCCCAGTTTGCGACAGTGCCAAACGCATAAATATCATCACTTTCTGTAATGTTACCGTTTGCATCCCTACCTATCAACGTCATAGTTAAACCACTTGTAGATTTAACAAACGCTGATACAACTGCATAGGTTCCAGAGATTACTGGAAAAGAATTAGAGGTAAAAGTCCAAGAACCAGAAGCAGTTATCTTTGCACTTTTTATTCCTGAGTAAGCAATGGATGAAACATCAGCATTTTGTGCAACAGTTGCTGAGCCAGCGATAGTCCAGTTGTCAGTAACGTTTACTTCAAATGAAGGGTTTTTAACGTAGTTAATTTTATTGGGAAGAAGAAGGATGTCTATGGCACGTGCCTCGTCGTAGGCAATAACACTACCTAATTGCATGCACACCTGGTCAAAATAATAAGTTCCAGAAGCACTAGATAAGATTTTTAATGCTGCATAAACAGAACCTACGGGAGATGTAGCAGTGACTTTTGCAGATTTCCACGTGTTGTTAGCAGAGACTGAACTACCTGTGCTAGTGCTAATGACAGTTCCATTCTTGTCATGCCACACAACACCTATAGTTATATTTCCAGCACTTGCAGGAGATTTAACTTGTACTGATGCTGTGTATTCAAGTTGTTCTTTTACAGGCACTGCTTTTTTTATAGGCGTTGTTAAACCCAAAGACATAGTCAATAAACCTGAAGCAATTACTTTGCAGGTATACACCGTGTCAATTACTGTGGTTCCTGTAGCAGGTACTTGTTCAGTACTAGTTGCTGCTGTAGCATTAGTAAAAGCCCAGTTACCTACTGAATTATAAAAGGTAGAGTCTTGCACTGAAAGTAATAAGTTAGTAGACAGAGTAACCGTTGGTGCGTAACCACTCAAGGATTCAATGTAATTTTCAATACCTATTTTTTGACCTCTAGTACCATATAACCCAAATGCTTCACGTACTAATCTATTTTGATTTTTAATGGGGATATTAGGTTCTTGATTTAATCCTAAACTACTTGTCTCTACAGGCAACAACAAATGTGAAGCGGTATTAGAGGTATGACTTGGACGAAGTAACTCTAACTCCGTAAGTAGTTGTTCATATGTAAAAGACATACCATCTATAAATGAATACAAAGCAGTTGTTTCATCAACTACTCCTAAAGGACTTTGGATAGCACTAGTATAAACTCTAGGAAGTATATCCATTATCTTTTTTTGAGCACCTTGATTTGTGGGTACAATATCAAAGGCAGTACCTGCATTAACCCATACTTTATCGTCTGTAAAAAGAAACATAGAATAATAGATATGTTTACCTGCCAAAATTCCTACGCTTGTTGGATTGTCTACGCCGTCAGTAAAGTCTGAACGAGTTACAGTTCCTTCTGTAGCGTTTTCTTCCCAAATTATAATGCCATCTTCTGCAGTCTCTGCAAAACCTATTTGATTACGAACTAATCTGATACGGGAAAATGTTCCAGTTGGTGAATACCATGTAACATATGCTGTAGAAAAAGAAAGAACAACAATTTCTAGGGGCTCTACAGAATAAGCAAGTCTTCTTGTTTCACCATAAGTAGTACCACCGTAAGTAACATTACCGTATTTAGCCACGGTTGAATCCTAACAGCCAGCGAGTAAGAAGGCGCTAAGACTATCAGGAGCACTGTCTGCAACCGTAGCCCAAGATGCTGCGCTTCCATTGGTAGTTAAATACTTTCCAGAGTTAGAGGTTTGTGATGGCAAGAAGTTTCCAGTAGTCCAAGAAACCGCGTAGTTACTTCCAGAAGACTTAGTCAAAACCTGCCCAGTACTACCACCTGTTGGTAGGGAAGCGTCTAAAGCATCAGCAATTCCGTACTCTATATTTGTAAGGCGGTCTTTTAGGGTGTTCCAAGAAGTTGTTACTTGGTCAAAAGACCCCACCCAACCTGAACCAGTCTTGATATTGGTTCCTAGGTTTGCCTGTAAAGCATTAACCTCTTCTTGAAGACTATTTACGTGTTCGGCAAGGATAGTGTCGGTGAAGTCAACTCTTGTGGTAAAAGACTTCACTGCTGCTGGGTATGATGCTGTCACGCTGTACTTCCTTTCAAACCTTGAGGTCTATTTTCTCTGTTTTGCCTGTTATTTACTGCCTGAACTACCCGTGAACGTGTCCTGTACTTGCTTTGGTAAGCATCTGTGTTTCAAGGGTGGTTACTTTTCCTTCTAGGGTAGTTACTTTTCCTTCGAGGGTAGTTACCTTGCCCTCTAAGACTGTTACCTTGCCTTCAAGAACCTTTATCTTGTTAGCAAAAGCCACAAGAGTTGCAGTTACATCCACCTCTGATGTCCCATCAGGTTGATTAACCACAATAATGTGTGCAGTTAATCCAGATAAAGAGACAGAGTTAGCCAACGACTTAAGCAATAGTTTTTTATTCTTTCCCTGGTTCTTTCCAAAAGCCCCATGCCATACAGGATACTCTGGGTCTCCTCCAACATATGAAACCCACACACCCTGACCAATAACAGGAACCTCTGTACTAATACTTGCTGGTTCTACAGGAGATACCCAATCCGTAATTTCATTACCAGTTGTTTGTACTTTTACCTGTACACGTCGTTGACCTGTTGGGTCTACATTTACGGCAACAACTCCACGGTATATGCCGTGTAATCGTTTTACTGGGTCTGTCACTATATTGCTCCAACACTTATATTTGCTTGAGTAAAACGAAATATCTCATTTGGAGCGCCAACAAGATTACCTAACCCACTACCCCCTGAAATATGCAACACAGTAACTCTTGCTACCTTGACTCCTGGTACCTGGGCTATAACAAATTCAACGTCTTGTGGGTATACGGTGTCTTCAAAATACATACCTGTGTATCCAAAGTCTGTTAATATTTTTAATTTTATAGCGGTTTCTACTTCTAGAGTTGTGTATTGAGGTAGTTTTGTATACTGAACAGTCATGACTACATCAACATAAACAGGAGGAGAAATGGTTACAGAAGTTCCTAATAAAATTTTATCTGACAAATAACTTTCTGTGTCGGATTTTATTCTAGCGTATTCAAGGGTTGTTGCTCCCACAGAATCTAATCCTGGTTGAGCATCTGAGTCTGTCGCACTTCTACTTGGTGCTATGTACACCGTAACCGAGGTGTAGATACTAGCAGTAGCATTTGCTTTTCCTACTCCACTAACACCCAATGCCAAATCTGCATAATCTTGCAAAGTTACTGCACGAGTGTTTGCCCGCAAAGATAGGGGAGCAGATAATCTAATTTGGTCTGTAGTTTCAGGGTCAGAACCACCTATAGCGGTACCAGCGTTAGTAACTGTGATGACTGCTTTAAGGGAAGTTGTTTGTCCTTCACTTAAACCAGGAACATAATAGATAGTAGTTAAAGTACTAGGAATTACGTTACCTAGTTCTCCTCCACCAACGGTGTACTTAACACGAATTTGAGAATACAACGTAGGTATTACTCCTGATACACCATCTCCAAAAGTAATTGAAACAATATTGTCTTTATCTAGGTAAGCACTAAAGACAAGGTCAGTTGGGCCGTAGTCAAGTAAATGGGGTACCTGTGTCCACTTAGAAAACACATCACCATCTTGGACATACACCTCTAGAGAACCATCTACAACAGGTGTTTCACCTAACTCAAAGTACATACCAGGTGTACCAGTAGAGGTACCCACCAACTCCCCGTTGGTAGTTGCGTTGTCAGAGACGATAGAAACAGAACGACCCTCGTATGCTGTTGTATCTGCTGTTCCTGGAGAAGAACTTATTTGTGCTGCCACAGCAAGTTCAGTTGCAGTTGTAAAGTAAAGAGTCTGAACTGTATCGGCGATAATTATATCTCCTGATACCACCGTTCCAGCAGGAATTGTAACCGATGATGCAGAAGTGTTGGTAAAAGTTAATGTAGCGTAAGACTGACGGTATCCTGCTGGAGTATATCCATAAGTCTGTGCAATGTTAAGAACGCTTTGACGTTGAACTGCTGTTCCTATAAATGATTCATTGGCATTTCTGTCAATGTAGTAGGACATCAAATCTCCAAGATATGCAAACGCCTCCACCAATGCCACCCCAAAATCTGCAGGGTCAGAGGCAGTCCACTCAGGTACACGACTTTGAATACGAGTGATTAACTCCTCACGAATGGAGTAGTAATCTCTTCCTGTGTAATCAATCGAGATAGGGATGTTAGATGCTGGTGTGATACTCACAAGGTCTCCTCATATGGTGGTGTGGTTCCTCTTACGGTTAAGATACCTACCGTTGTGGTAACAACAACTTGATTAGGTAGTTTGTATGTCATGGTAACGTTTATAGTTCCTGTGAAAGAATCAAACAAACTTTCCACAGAGTCTAAGGTTAGTAGTGGCAGTAGTTGATTAAATGCCTGAGATGTTTCTCTTGAAATCTCTTGTTCTGCATCCTCTTGAGTATTAAACACTGAATAAGAAATATCAGTACCAAACTCAGGACGCATCACCCTTTCACGTAGGGTGGTACCAATAACTGAGCGAACACGGTCAGCCCAAATCTTAGACTGCTCACTTGTTACAGAGATTTTTCCATATGGGTCTACGGAAAAAGGCAATGCTAAAGTTTTTTCTGCCACTTATCTACCTACCCATCTAGTCGAAGTTACTGTAAACCCACCAGCATCTGCAGTAATCATAGGTGATGGAGTATTAAGTCTAGATGATGTTGGAGCGCTTGGCCCACCTGTTGCTAACTCTAATTGGATGTTTCTTGTAGGAACAGGACCTGCTGTAGATGGTCTTGTTGCACTAGGTTTAGTGTTTCCAATTCCATCAATCATACAAACAAAATCTACTTGATAACCTCCACCAAATGCTAAGGTGTGTGTTGCTTCTTTTACTACCCAAAACCCATCGGTAGTATCTCCCGTACCCTGTATTTCTATCGTTCTATAAGGAGCAATTCGTGGGTCACCTTGTCCAGAACCTTCGGCGTACATAGAAAAACGAGCAAGTTGGGCGTGGGCATCTACGATAGTCTGAGCCATTGCCTTACTTGTAGTTATTACTCCAGGAAGTGTGTCTTTAAATATTGGGTCTCGTGTACCTTCCCTTAGTTTTTTTCCTACACCGTTAGGAGAAGATGTTACGGTATAAGTTTCTCCCGTTACAGGGTCAATACCAGAGACAGACTTTACTCTTCGTGAGTATTCCCTACTATCAGAGTAATCACCAATGCGTGGTTTAAATCTATCTAAGGTTTGTGTTAAGACTTCTGAGTAAAGATTACCAGAAAGATGGTTAAAAGACATAACAGGTATGGTTGTCATAAACCTATCAATCATCTTGTCTATAGGATGAAAGTGTAGTTCTGTGCCTTTCATTTGGCACACATAACCTAAACGACTAGCAAGTTCCTGTACCTTTTCCCACTTAGTGTGCCCCACTAAAGATTGCTGAGGAAAAATCATCTTGTGCGGAGTCACAAAAGGTTTTAACTTTAGACTATTTGCAATGTCTGTGACAATATCTGGGGCTGTTTTTGATTTCCAAATTTTAGTTCCCCCCTCCTTTAACGCAAGAGAGGCACCTATGCAACGAACTACAACAGGCCTATTTAAACTCTGATGTGTGGTACTTGATACATCATAGATGTAACCGTAAAATGTTTCTGAAACCTTGTCGTTGTTCCAAACGATAAGAACAGGAACACCAGTCTTTAATGATTTTAATAAAAAGTTACTAAACCTAGGATATGTAATTTCTACAACATCTTGTTTTCCAGTTGCTTGATGTATCTGTATGCTTTTTGGAGTTGTATTAAAGGATGGAAAGTTAGGAAACGTAACTTTGTATTTAGACCCTGTTCTATTTTGTACAGAATTATTCACGAGGAATCCTTACCTGAGTTCCAGGGGCAATAGAAAAGGGGTCTAGTACTTGTGGATTTAAATCCATAATTTGCCACCACAAATCTGAAGAGCCAAGGAACTGTAGAGCCAAGTCATCTAGACGGTCAGTTTCTACCCAGTCGTAGTAGAAGAATCCCAAAGAGTATGAAGGAAAGTTACGAAACACACCTAACTCATAAGCACCAGTACGTGCGTCGTAGGCCTTAGCAATTGTTCCGTCAAGGTATCTGCTGTCTAGAAATATCATTTTTGAATCCTTTTGTCTGCGTATGGTTTATGCGACCCTACTATTGCATTAGAAGGCATAGCCGTTGGTCCATCGTTAAACCGTGAGCAAGTAATCTTTACACTAGAAAGAATGGGAACCATTCTGCTATTAAACATAATGTGGTTAATTGATAGGTTTGCAATACGAACACGATAGCGCATTGCATTACCTAGATGGAGTTCAACGATAGTAGGACGCAACCATGAGCGGTCTGATGTTGAGCCATTTAACTCTGAGGTGTATTTTGCACTTGGTGCATTCAAGGTCTTCAGTAAGTACTCCATATCGTACATTGTTCCCTGACGATAGATATCTTTTAAATCATCACTAGGAACAATAACTGCGTAAGGATTAAACCCATCCAAGCCGTTCTCATTAAGGTGATTAAAGTCTTCAATACGATTAAGTATAAGTTCAAAATCAACCGTACTAGTCATGAGACCCGCAGATACGGGAGCAAAGGCGTCTTTACCTGCTGCCTCCCACGGTGGGTCCATGTAGTTCATTAAACCCCACGCCATACTTACAGTGGTTGGATTATAGAGAAATTTAAACCCATATTTTTGTAAGTCTAATTTCTCACTTTGACCACTAAGTTGTGGTTCCATTGTTTGAATTACCTTTTTATCCATTTGAATAGTGCCTCGTCCACCAGTAACACCCGACCAAGCCTTTCTTGCATCGGTGTAGGCTCCTGGGTCAACACGATTATTGCCAAGAATATTATCTTGAAAACTTTGAGAACCAAAGTAAGCAGCCTTTACCATTGGTGCATTGTACATATAGTCCTTAGAGAAGGCTTTCTTTTTACCATCACCATTTAAATACTGTCCATTTTTTATGGACGTAGGAGCACCCTTGGTTGCAACTGGCACATTTGGTTTTGTAACAGGATTATTTAAATCACTGAGTTGTTTTTTAAAGTTTTTTAATTGAGTATTTGTATCATTAAATTTTTTTGTCTGTAAAGCAAGTTCAGTAGTTGCAGGACCCAGATAATAACCAGTACCTGTATAAAACAAAGTGTCTGCATATCTGTTTGGGTATCCTGCTGCTGCCCAGTTATTTGCGTGATAAACATCGTTCAAGTGCTTATAGTAATTGACTGTTGTTTGTGCTGCATTCATTGCCACCTGTGCTTGCCCCATACGTTTTGTAATTTCTTTAATAGACGTATTTAAATTTGTTATTTTTTCCTTGGCTTCTGCTTTTTTCTTGTCTGCAGCACGTTGGTTGGCAGCGTTATTAATTCTAGAATTGGCTGCTGATATCTCTTTTGCCATTGCATTTTGACCATTACTTGGGTGTCCTGTTGGCATTATGAGTTTCCTATTCTAGCCAGGTCTTTGTCATCTTCAAGATGGGTCTTTACTAACCTCACCAAACGCATGGCCTCTTGCTCTGATGCACGTTCAATATTAAGGGTTATGTTTACAGTCTTGTTACCCTGTAGTGCAGGAGCAGGAGCAGGCATAGCAGCATTAAACCCCGACAGTGCAGGAGCAGGAGCAGGCATAGCAGCATTAAACCCCGACAGTGCAGGAGCAGGAGCAGGCATAGCAGCACCGTAGCCTGTACTACCTCCACCCTTTGTTGGGAAGTTATATCCCCCTTTATTAACGCTTCCTGACCTCCACGCTGAGTTATCAATGGCCTTGAGTACATCTTGAGTACTAGTTCCCGTTGTTAACGCATTCATGATTGCTGTGTAACCACGTGCCTCTGCTGATTTTCCAGTAAGTGTAGCAATGGTTGCTTCCATACCCTGCTCAGGTGATGTATAGGCCTTTACTCCAGGGGCATTAAAAGAAATAGCACCTGGTCTATCAAGGGTTGTGTTAAGTGGATTATACGTTGCCCTGTTTAATGATGTAGACCACCCCTTACCTTCTGCGTTCATCCAAGTAGTAAGGGCTTTTAAATTACTGTCTGTAACAGGTTTTCCAGTTTTTGTTAAAAAGTCTGTGGCCCAAGACTGTTGGTCTTTAGAACCCATAGCAACTGTTCCGTTATTTGAACTAGAAGTACTAGTTGAACTAGATGAACTAGAGGTACTAGATGAACTGGTGGAGGTTTTTGAAGAGCCCAAGACATCAGATGGTATAGGAACGGTTGTTGAATAACCCATAGCCAATAAATCATTAGTAGAGCCACTTCCCATACCACCAGAAAGGTACTTGTTTGGGTCTACGGGATTGTTCTTTCCTTTACGCATTTCAAAGTGAAGGTGAGGGCCACCAGCATTACCAGAGTCACCAGACTTCCCAATTCGTTGTCCAAGTTTAACTGTGTCTCCAACCTTAACGGAGCGCTCACTCAAGTGTGCGTACAACGTTTGCGTGCCATCTGCATGGTCAATGAGCACAGAGGTTCCATAGTCAGCATTAATATCTACTTGAGTTACTACACCATCACCGTAAGCAACAGTGACAGGAGTTCCGATAGGGGTTGAATAATCATTACCTGTATGTGTGTTATTTGTTGAGGCCCAAACTCCTGAGTTATCTGTTGCACCGTAACCAGCACTGACAGCGGCTCCCGCTACAGGACTTGCACCACCACTACGTCCACGGCTACCAACACCAAAAGATGCACCGTAACCCGAAGTAGAACCACCTGGGCCACCTGCTATAAGCGCTGCTCCTGTTGCAGCAGCGGCTGCTGCTGGTATTGTTCCTAATCCAAAACTAAATATTTCTCCAGCACCTGCTGCAGCAATAAGTCCTGCACCTGCTGCTTTGGTTGCATACTTAGAAACAAAACTACCAATAGAAGCCATAATACCACCACCAGTAGTTCCCGCTGCTGCTCCTAAATTTGAACCACCTACTCCACCTAGGTATCCTTTTAATTCAGCAAGGGGTTGTACTACATTTAAAAGTGCACGATTAAATGCTTCAACGGTATCTGCAGCGTGCTCAAATCCTTTTATCATTGAGTCTTCTGCTTTAGTCATCAATGAGGTTTGAGAGGACGCCAATCGCCCAGCGGCAGTAAGGGCAGTGTTTTCATTGCCTTTCATTGGTTTTGCTTTTGATAGGTCAGGATTTCTTCCTGATGAGATATCAATCATTGACTGATAGAGCATCTCTTGTGTGGCTGCATCAAATCCCATGGTGGCTAAGTTTGCTCCAAGAGCACCCTTTTGATAGGAACTTCTTACCTGTTCAGTAGATGCGCCAGATGCACCCATGTAACTCATTAACTCTTTGGCAATTTGACCCATGGTCTTATCTTTTCCATCAGGACCACTTGTTGTGATTCCATACTGGAATAAGTTTGCTCCCATTGCACCTGAGTGCATTGCTGCAATTGCTTGAGTAGCAGGAGCGTTTTCTATACCAAGGTACTTATAAGCCCCACCTACTTCACCTGCTGCTTGTAAGTAGTTCTTACTTCCAGGTGTGTAACCTCGTCCTGCAAGAGTTGCAGCAACAATTGCATCAGAGCCAATACTGGATAAACCCCCACCCATTGCGCCAAATGTTGCACGCTCTAATTGATTACGATTAATTCCTGGGGCTTTTAATCCTGCTTGATAGTAACCAACAGAGCGCTGCATAGTAAGGGATACATCAGGTACTGCAGCGTATGCACCAGCGGCAATAGAAAGCCCAACTTGAGCACCCATGACTGCAGTGGAACCAGCAGGTGTTTGTGACCAAGAACTAAACTTTGCCATTCCATTGTAGATAAGATTTCCACCACGATTGGAAGTAGCAGTTGAGAAGGTTGCACCATCGGCACCTGTACCAGGACGATTTTCTGCCTTAGTTAAATTAGCAGTTCCACCTACGGTATTTACTGCACCCTTGGCCTCTTTTAACGTTTTACTTGCAACGATATTAACTTTTGCAAGGGCGGCGTACAACTCATTGACGTGCTTGGTTAATCCAGTTACACCTTCGGATAACGACTTAATGTTCGCTACCATTTTGTTAGCCATCGTTATCCCTTTCTACTGGTGTAACTGGCTATCTCTAACCAGTTCTTTCTTTCTCTATTAGTTAATTCTTTTATCTCTGTCAAGGTCCATCCCATATACTCACTGGTTAACATCGACCATTGAGCCACTAGTTCCGTATACGGAGTAGCGTTAGAATTGAAATAAGGTCCCGAAATTAACGGGAACAGATACCTCGCCTTCGCAGTCGGGGCATATGACCTTGACATCATCAAACTGTGGTCCTGCTAAACGTTTATTGATTGCTTCATTAATCTTTCGTCGGTCTACAAGACCAAGGTTCTGCACCTGTAGTTTGCTAAGAACTGGTGAGTTATCAATACTAATAACTGTGTTCTCAAGCATAATGGTGCTTAGTTCTGCGGCAGTCTTATCAGAGTTAAGAATCATTTCTTTTTGCGTTACTCCCGTTGGAAGTTGTACGGTAAAGATATTCTTCTTTCCTTGTACAGTAAAGACGCGGTCATTGATTGGGTCAGCCAAGGTTTTAACCTTGATGTCTTCATCAATGTTTATCTCTACCTTTTTTACATCCCCACAACCAACACAGAAGACTGAGTGTTCTGCTGTTTTTCCAAACGTTGCTTTAAAGATTGAAAGAAGTAGCATGTCTCGGTCACCAGAGAGCAGTTGGTCTAGAAGTTTATCATCTGCTTTTTGAGTTCCTACACGTACTACTCCCCGTTGCAAGATTGTTAGGATTGCTTTTCCAACATTGGTTGCACGTGCAATTGCCTCTTCATCACTACCATTTAATTCCCTAACTTCTGCATCAGTAATGACCTCCCCAGCGGCGTTGATATAGCCACCAGGGAGGGTCACTGCTGTATCCGAAGGAGGAATAATGTTTATTTCTTTTTGCTCTGGCATTTCTACCATTGCTTGGTTAATCAAGTTATTTGCCATTGCGGGATTAGCCGCTGCACTAATTGTTTGCGTCATTTTATTCCTTTGTTATTGTGCGATGATTGTACGACTGCCCCTGCCACGTGCAGATGTAGCGGCTA